CAGATACAAGATATTGTTCTTTTGTATCTGGGTTCACAAATAATATACGACCACCTTGAACTTGACCATAGTAATCTTTTTTACTATCATCTTTTACTAATATGTTCAAAGATCCATTTACAACTTTACCTTTATCATCTAACACTTTAACTTTTGGTTGTTGGTATTTAGGATTTCCTGATGCTACACCACTTACATATTCACTTTTTCCATTAATTTCAGAAAAATCAACAATGTTATTTCTAAAAGTTTTACTGAACAAATAACCTTTCTGTCCTTTGAAATCTTTGTATGTTCCAGTATGTAAATTTCCTTTAGGATCTACAGCCAATACTGTTGTGTTATCAGGAAGAGGATCTTTACTAAATGCATTAAAAGTTGTAACTTCTAAACCATCAGTATTGATATCTTTATATTCTCCTCTGTTTCTAACTCCAAATTTAATATTAGATGTAGGTAAAACTTGTTGTTTGTAAACTCTACCATCAGTATTTGGTGCATCTATAACTTGCGTAATCTCAGCTCCAGATTTATTACCATACCATTCTTTTACAGTTTTAGGTATTGGAGAAGTTTTAGTTGTAACTTTAACATCATCATCATCTCCTGTGTAAGTTTTATACTTACGTTCCACACCATTCATTACAGTTTGATATGCATCCTCTGTTGTACGAATAGCATTATTGGCAGTTGATATTACAGAATCTTCTACAGACTTAACTATATTCTTAGTTTCTTTTTTTACATCTTGCCATTTATTTTCTAAGGATTTAACTCCTGAAGATACCATATCAGAAATCTCATTAAAGAATCCTGGTTCTTCTTTGACCACTTTACTAATAGGTCGTTTTACAATTGTAGGCTTATTACCTGTTTCAGTATTTCTTATTACGCTTGGTGTTGTTCTTGGAACTTTACTTCCAGGAACTACAACAGGTTGATGATGCACTTTGTCATACTTAGCTTTCTCACCACTACCATATCCTGCCCAATAATTATTCTTATCTAAGAAACTCATTAGGTTTTCTCTAGCCTTCTTATTATCAGAAATGTCTGCCCACGTCTTTCCACTTTTAACTTTGTAATAAGTTTTGTCTCCTTCTACAATATAATCATAGTGAGGACTAAAGTTATCTATTACAACTTTCTTGTTATCAGCTGTAGGAATTTGTGCAAATGATAATTCCTTTTTATATTGTTTTGGAATTACTAACTTGTTTCCTGTTTTAATAAGATCTGGATTAGACAAATTGTTTGCATTTGCTAATGTATTTAATGGGACATTATTGTCACGAGCAATTTCAAATAACGTATCTCCTTCTTTGATATCATAAGACTCAGCAGGCAAACTAGCTGCTTCTGCAGGTAAGGTTCCTCCCTCTGCAAACTTATCTAACCATCCACCAGGTTGCTTTGTATTATAGTTTGTAAAGTTAGTTAATTGATCTAACTGTTCAAAAGTTTTTTCATCTACCTGATTTACACCATTCTTAGCCATTGGAAACTCTGTTACTTTCTTTCCTTTGAACTTATAGTTCTTTCCTGGTTTCATTAGTTTTGTATCACCAGTATCAGATATTCCTAATACATCATAAGGAACTCCTTGCATTGTTATATTGTTAGAACCTATCTCTGTTATCTCTCCAGGATGAGCCCATTGTCCCATGTCATCTTTAATGATTCCTCCTTGTTTATATTCAGGAACTTCTTCTTCATTGTTTAATTGGGAAGCTGCTCCTAATCCAATTGCTCCTGGAACTACTGTTGGTAACTTATTTAATGACTTACTTAATAGTTCAAAGTTCTTTTGATTAGGTCTTACAAAATTTGCAATTCGTGCTTTTGAATGTGCTCTAAGTCCAGTAGGTTTTACAGTAACTATTTTATTAGGGTTTTGTTTAAAGTAAGTAACTGCTTCTGCAACTTTTTCAGGAGAAATAGGTTCATATATATGATTTATCAATCCATTATCTAACATTTGTTTTCTAAAATCTGCAAGAAATGCACTTGATTCTTGTCCTCCTGAACCATATGCAAAATATAAATAATCTTTAATTTCATCTTCTGATAAGTTTTTTTGATAATCCATTTGAAGATCTTTCAAATCATTATCTATTTTTAATACTCTATCTCTTTGAAGAGCATGATTGATTTCATGATCTGCTGTATCTGCTGCATCTGCCATGCCTTGTCCTAAAGCAAGTTGTCCAAATGCAGGCTTTTCTCCAAGTTGGTAATATCTTGTACTAGAAATAGTATAAGGATTTAATGCAGAAGGAGGAACATCTATACCAATTAAATCTTTTGTTAATTCTAACTGTGGAGGTGATTGATAATACGCATTTACATCTGGTATATCAGTAGCCTTCATTGCTTGACTAATTGTAGGTTTACGAGTAGGATGTATAAGAGGTATGTATGATGGAACAAAATCATCTTGTTTAAAACGTTCTACAAAGTTTTTATTTTTATTACCAAATATTTCCATGTACTCAAGTTCCTCTATCCTCGCATTCGCATTCTTAAGTGCTTGCTCAGATATGTCTCCAGTAAATCCTATACCTTCTAGGTATTCTTTTTCTTGATTTACTAATCTTGACATTCCTTCTGGAGATTGTAGATCCATTATTTTTCTACTAATACGATCTTCTAAAACACCAGCACCCTTGTTAATGTTTTGATACACTTCATCTTTACTTGTTAAAAATAAAGGTTTCTGAAGTTTTACATTTGGATCATTTATTAAACTCTTAGCAATTCCAACTTGATTTCCAATTTTTTTATTTAATAATCTTCCATAACTTGTTGCATCAAATAATACATCTTTTGCCTTTTTCATTGCAAATTTTTCAGCAGTCTTGTAACCTGGAACAATGTTAAAAGGGTTGATTAAGTTATTTACAAACTGTTTAGTTGTATTTGCTCCAAGTCCTTCAAGAGCTCCTGTTAATAATGGTGCACCAATAGCTGTAACATATGGAAGATACGAATCTGTTTCTTTTGCTTGTAATGGAGCTTCTCCAAGAGACTGAGCCATTCCTCCAATCATTACACCAGGATTCAACCATTCGTCAATAAAACTATCTGGATCATCAGGAAACAATCTAGCTTTATCACCAAGACCTGCAGCAGCATCAGCAAGATTTTCTCTTGTCCAATTAGATGGTTTAAGTACATCAGTGGACCATTGATTTAATTTAGCTTTATCTGATTTTGCTATGTTAGCTTTTCTTTGTGCTATTGTAGCTTTGTCCTCAGCAATCTTTTGTGCCTTAACTGCTTTTTTATATTCATCACTACTAACCCATCTTCTGTAATCTTCAGATTGAGCTTCTTTATCTGTAGATGCTTTGAGTGCTCTTTGTTGTGGAGTGAGATTAAGATTAAAATCTTTTGCAAACTGTTTAGGATCAAACTTAACAGCAGGTTTAGATTTACTTGTCTGTGCACCTTTCTGCGCTTGTTCATATTTACCTAACCATCCACCATTCTCCATTCCTTTAGGTTTCCAATCTAACCCATGTTGGTAGTAAGACATTTCTCCACCATTTTCAAATCTATAATTTAACCCTGCACCAATATTATTTTTTGATACACTTCCAGTTAAATGAAGATTCTCCATTGGACTATATGATCCTCTTATTCCATAATCAACAAGAGGATTTACAAAATCTTTATTACCTACACCAACAGCAGATGCTCCTATAGAGAAATCTTTTGTTGAGTAGGTTGGATTCACTCCACCTATAAAGATACCATGTTGAGGATCTTGAAAAACAAAAGGATTCATTCTAGAGTAATGATCTGGTTTAGGATAGGTGTAAGGATTTAAATTTTTACCATTCTGTGCACTAGCCATTGTTTTCTTTGCATAAGGTCCATTATCAGGAGCAGGTTCAATTGTACGTGCATATGTAAATCCTGGAGATCCTGGAAGAGAACCACCCATTGCATAATTTCTTTTAACTTGTCCTCTATCGTTCTTAAAATATATATTACTAGATAATCCTTTTTTAACTCCTTCAGGTGTAGAAACATATCCATCAGGAAGCAAATTACCATAAACCATCTTGCGCATCATATCATCTTTTGCTTTCTCATCCATATAAGGAAGTGCTCCTATAACAGATCCAACAGCATTGTTAAACATGTCTTCTCCAGACTCTCTAAGTTTAGTAGACCAGTCTCTTTTATCTTTACTTAATGTACTTAGTTCATGAGCAGCTCCCATTGCATTTGATCCAATAAGACCTGCAATATTTCCTATTACTCCATTTCCAAATTTTTTAGCAATAGCATCTTGTGTATATCTACCAGCAAATGAATGTCTCATACTGTCACTAGGTGCTTCGTCAGGATTTGTTTCAGACATATACCTTGCTCTCTCTTGTGGATTTCCTAAAAAATCATCTACATCATCTTCTAATTCTTTTTTAAATACTTTCTTTGCTTTCTTACCTTTCTGTGCTTGAGGAACATAGTTGACTGGATAGACATTCCCACCCATTTGATATTCAGGAGTTACTACTCTTGTGTTACCAGGACCAAGATCATTCATGTTAATGTTTCTTGGATCTGTAACTTCATACTCAACTGTAGATGGGGCATACTTACCTTGTACAGTTTCTTTTACTTTATAAGACTTAGCATTTTTTGCTGTAGGTCTTATTGTAGGAAGTTCAGAATATAAATCTGTATTTCCAGTTACTAATCCTTCTGGATGTAAATTATTTTGTAATTGTTTTACTTCAGGAGTATCATAAACTTTTACATATTCTTTAAGTGCTCTATAACCTGGATCATAATTATACTTTTCTTGTAATGTATACTCTGGTTTTTTATCTTTTGGTTTTTTATCTTTTGCTACTACTTCTTGTTTTGGGTTTTTATTAGTATTTTGTTTAGTTATATTTTTATAATTTTTTAAAATTTCTTCTTTTTTTTCTGGATGTTGTTTTATTAAATCATTAATAATCGCAGTTGCTCCTATAGCATCTTTTGCTCCTAATTTTAAAGCTTGTTCAACAACTTCAGGTTTATACAAATTTTTAAGTAATACATCATATTCTTTAAAAAAAGCTTTATGTTGTTTACCTAAATTTCTTCCCCAAGTTATTGCTCCAGATGCTTTACCTGCTTTTGTTGCTGCATCAAATGCTGTTTTGACTGCAGGTTGTAAAACATTTTTTGTTTTTTGTACTGTTTTTACACCTTTGGCTAATTTACCTATTTTTGAAATAGCTCCTACTCCTAAAAGGTTTGTAGGATCTAAAACTATATCTGTAGCCAATTTTAAATATGGATGTTCTTTTTCATCTATCCCAAGTCCATCAGAAGGATCTTCATATTTAGGAGGAGCTTTTCTTGCACCTATAGCATGTGCTCCTGCTTCTACAGCATATGTAGCAGCTCTTGCTGGTGCAGAAAGTACATTATCAATTTTTTCTAACCAACCATTTTGTGCATTAGGAATTATTCCTCCTTCTTTAAACTGTCCTCCCCATGCAGGAGAATAGTTACGTCCTACGTTACTATATCCATCTCCTTCAAATCCTTCAGGAGCAGAAACTTCATAATCATTATAGTTGTCTAACCAACCACCATTTTTTAATATTCCTCCATTAGCAAAATCTTCTGGAACATAGTTAGGGTCAGGTTTAGGCAAACCTTTCCTCATTTGTTCTTTAGAAAGTTTAAATGCTTCTTTAGCTTTTTTTAATTCTTCTCTAGAATTTTGTCTTGCTTCTTTGCCTGAAGTTCCTCTCCATGTTTTTTGAAACATTTTATATGCTCTTTTAGCTTCACTAGGATTAATTTCGTTATCATCACCATAAAATCCAACAGCTTTTTTAAATACTTCTTCAGGATTTTGAAAATTTTTGTAGGTTTCATTTTGTCTTTGCATCATCTCTTCAGCTCTCCTCATTTTTCTAACAAGATCCATTGTATTATCTACATTTTTCTCAACAGTATCATCGTTTTGTTTTAGATCTTCTTTATAATAAGAAGTAATATCTTTTTTTGCAGCATCATATCTTTCTCTCCTACTCATTCCACTTGTAAGGTAGCCTTGTTCTATAACATCTCCTGGACTATCTATATATTCTCCTTTGTTATTGTATTTTGCATTATGAATTCCTTGAGAAACATTTCTTATAAATGGATCAAATAAAAATCTAGAAACATTCCATGGACTATTGGGAACTTCTTTTTCTTGACTCAGAGATGTTTCTTGTGGAAAATAAGAATAGCCTGTATTAGGATCTATTCTCATATTTTCATTTTCACCTATACCAGCTTCACTTGCATGTCCATATAATCTTTTATATTGTGATTTTGGTGGTGTATATAAAACTTCTCCATCTTGAGCTTGAGGAATATTATCTAGCCAACCACCATTTTTCATGTTGTTACTATTGTCTCTACCACACTCGTGACAGATGTACATATCTTTCTGGCTAGAATCTGATTTGTTCCATGACCATCCACAACTTGAACATGTTACTTTTCCTTTCATTATTTGTAAGAGATTTGTGCAGGAGCTATTATGAATTGACTAACTAAATGTGTGGTTGCAGAGTTATCCAAGATGTGTCTCACCTTAAGTTCTTTTGCTCTAAGGGGAGCTTTCTTAAATGATCTAGTTCCATAGTCCATGTTAGATTGATTGATCACCTTATCAATCGAAAGACTTTGACAAGATGTATTAAACAATGGAATTTGAGAACTTTTCTGCAATGCCCAGAATGTATTATATTGATAGAAGTTATCACTCTTAGTATACGTAATAGTTTTGCTATCAGCGTTAAAGATAGGATATAAGTTGTAAGCTTGCAAATTGTTCATTGGTTTTGCAACAAGTTCCAATACTCCTGTACTCTGTTGTCCATTGTATAGAATAGCTTTGTTAAACCATTTATCGTTTGTTTCAACTTTAGCGTTATCGTTAAACACACCATCAGGAATAGGAAGATATTCATATGCCTTGGTGTAGTCTTTTACATTCTGTAAAATTTCATCACTCAGTTCATATGAAAAAGGATACTCAATGATGTATGGTTCTATACTTCCATAGAAGTAGTTATATATTTGAACGTTTGTCAAATGTCTCCATAGACAAGCAGTTTGAGATTGCGTGTACACTGCTTGAGCGTAATCAATAATAGTAAATGATTCTAAAGAAAACATCTTCTTGATTTTACATTTACCTAAAGATTCAATGATTAATATTTTTACATTATTGTCAACAACATAACTAGTTCCAAATATTAATTTTTTCTTAGAAACATTTGTAGCAACAACATCACCATATTCAGTGGTGATGCTAAATGGACCAGAGTAAGGTCCAGCTTTTGTTAATTTTATTACTACTGTCTTTGGCATAATTTTAAGGAATTGTAGTTGTGGTTGTAGTTGTACATTGTAAGTCATCTGTACAAGAATCTACTCCACCACTAATTGAAATTGATGAACCACTGGTGCAACTTTGTGTTATAGAATATAGTTGAGCACAAATGTATATTGCATCATTAGTTACAGTTTGAAATTGTACAGTTCCTGAATGATCTATCCAACTCAACGAACATGAACCATTTACTCTCACTGTATGACAGTATGTATTAGGAACAAATGTTGTTGTAGTTGTAGTTGTCAAGTTTGCATTTTCTGTAATTGAAGTTGGTACACATGTTCCTATTTGCGTAAACAATGTTCCAACTATTCCTAATGGAGCATGTGCAATTAATTCATAAGGAGATGTTTTACTAATCACGTATGTATTTTCAAACTCATCAACTACATAAATAACACAATCACATTCAAACAAACCAACTGCAGAAACTGTTCCAATATTTACATCAGTTTCTAAAGTTCCTGTAGAATATTCATACTGAGTGATAAAATAGTCAAAGGTAACTGAATCTTGATTAATCACAAGAAGTTTATCTCCAGTTGTATATAACATATTTCCTATTGCAACTCTATTAGCTTGTAAACTAAACATTACAGTTGGAACTCCTGTAGTTGTAGTGATGTCCATTTCTACTACATCTTGAGGAGAGACAGAATCATCTATTGTAATTAATGTTGTATTGTCAATTGCTACAATTCCTGATGATGTTGTAAATCCTCCAGGGAAAGCTATAGCTCTATTGTATACAGCAGTGAAAGGAGTAGTTGTTATATCCCACTCTTGTATATCTGTATTAATAGACCAAAATTTAGTGGATGTTATTGCAGTACCTAATGCTGATGTATATCCTGGAACAATTAATGTATTCACTGCAGAGTTATTATAGTAAGTAATCTCATCTCCTGAACTAGTAAATATTCCACAACATTCATCAATGTTAGGTGGAAGTGTAGTTTCTTTATCTGTAGTTCCACAATCACAATATCCAATACTACGAACATATCCATTAAAGATTTGATAAACAAATCCTTTGACCATTCCTTCTTGAGTAAAGTACCATCCATCTGGAACAAATGTACAATCAGTATTAGCTCCATAATAAACAATTTCTAAAACATCTAAACTGTTTGCAACTCCTGGAAACCAATCCACACTTATCAATGGATCAAGTGATCGCACAGTAGATATTGCTGAACATGCATCTGATAAACTTCCAGAAGATACTACTGCTGGATCTGTTCCTACTTGATAGCCCTGTACTAATTGATATACATTTAAACCAAATGGTCTTTGACAAATTGTTGTAGTTGTAGTTGGAGGAACTGTAATTATTGCATCTCCCTCTAATTCACAGTATGTTAAAAGAATAACTCCTTCTATTGTACAATCTATTGGAGTAGCTGTTGTAGTTGTTGTGGTTGGTGGAATTGGTCCAGTAGTAGTTGTTGTGGTTGTAACAGGTTTATCTGGATTACCAACTAATGCTGTAAATTGACCCTCAACATCTGAACAACAATTGTTAAGTCCTGAATAGAAGAAATTGTTTTCTCCTATATAGAAATTAGGGATATAGCTATGGAAGCTTATCCAAGATTTAGTGTTGAAATTAAATGATAAGGTCCAAGATTTATTACAGAAGAATTCAGGATCTGTAAGATAAACTTGTGTTCTTGTTACTACTGGTATTGTATTATCTTCCATATTATACAATTATAATGGCATTGATTGATTTAAATTAACTTGAAGGGCAATGTACAGTATCACCACAAGAATAGTCATTAGCTGAAAAAAGAGATGCTGTTGGTGCTAAATTGGTTGTAGTACTTATAATTACTCCACATCTTTGTAATCCTGCTCCTGGAACACCAATTTGATACTGAACTACATCTCCTAAAGAAAATATATATGTTTTAGATAATGTGTAAACATTTGAAGTTATACAATCCTGAATTTGATAATTATCAAATATTGTTGTGGTTGTTGTTGTTGTCGTAGGGCAAGTTAATCCTATGCAACTAGGTTGATATGTAGGTTCAATGTCAACTAATGTACCACCTTGACTACAGAATAAAAATGCTGTCACTTGTACTTTATATCCTTGGTAAATATACCAACCTCCAACTATTAAAGGTACAGCATTGTACATTTCTCCTGCACCAAAACTTGTACAATTTGCACATGTGTACAAATCAATTGCATATCTATAAGAGTTACAAACCAATGTTGTAGTAGTGGTGGTTGTAGAAGATGTTGATGTAGTAGTTGTTGAACTTGACGATGTTGTTGATGTGGTAGTTGGACCATTCATGTAATCAACTGTCTCAATATAAAACTCTTTAGTAACAGGGTCATATTTGATATCAGGATCTAGTGGAATGTAATCAAGTTTCGTAAGAATAACTCTATCAAATTTAGAATCATACACTCCATGTAAACCAATAGCATTAAAGTGATTATCTGTATCTACTTCAGGGAAATATCTAAGAATCTCAAATGCTAAGTGGTCTGTAAAGAATCTGTTCACACCTGAACCAAATGCAGAAAGATCTACAGCTTGTGTTCCAGATATAAGGAATACTTGTCCACGTTTAGCGTCAACAGTGATTTGTCCTTGTGGAATTTTCAACAAGAACTTATTCTGACTTCCTACATATCCAAGATCTGTTTCAGCAAAATCAATAGGAGGTGCACCTTCAAATAACTTAGGATTACCTACGTATGCAGCTTGAGGATTACTTGTATTAATAGTTAACAAGTTGTTGTACAACAATGACTTATTCTCAAATCTAGCAAGTACAGCTTTATTCTGAATACCATCTAATGATATAAGTTTTCCATAATTCTGTGGAAAATCATATAATGATAATGGTAAATACGTCAACCAGTTATTTACTCTATTATCAGCATTGTTTACTTGAGGTTCTGAATATATACCTCTAAATGGATAATGTGTATAACACAATTGACCTTCCCAATCAGGAGGTAAGTGTGTAAATGTATTTTCTCTATTTTGTTTAGAGAAGGTTACGTTATATGTATATGTATTATCATTTGCAATTGATACATAGCTTTCTTGTACCCAATCATCAGGAATACTTGTATTAACATGTGGCCAGAAATCACCAGCCTTATTATCAAATGCTTGACGCAAGTCTACGTTATATGTACTCTCACAATAGAAGTTTGGAACCCCATATGCAAACAAGTAGAAGTATCCATCATAGAAAGTTCTATAACTTGAAGATCCAGTATTTGTAACTGCAATAGTTGCAGGATTATTAGGACAATCAAAATTGTGCGCCTTATATGAAATGAAATTTGAAAGAACTGTTCCATTTCTAAGAGCATAGTTCTCTAATATAGAACGTGCTGAGTGCCAGTATTTAGGATAACCTACATTACCAATCTCGTCATAGAAGATGTCTGAATCATCAGGAGCTCCCACTCTGTTATCAATAAAGTATGGAAGTTTTGTTTTGAATGCAAATCTAGAAATGAACGTATCACCTCCAAAGAATGGAACAGGTCCTGACGCAGTTTCATTAAACATGAATTGGAATCCTGTATCAATTGTATCATAGGAATATATTTGTCCCCATTGATTATCTATTATGTTCTTCATAGAAGCATAATATGATACAACTGTTATAGGTTGATCTAATCCAGGAGTAGCACAATTATTTGTACTACCAATTGTAAATCTAGAATAATCTTTAACAATACTTGTTCCTCCAGATAATAAACTTGGAGTTTGATCAGGGAAAGGCAACGCACTATATTGAGGCTCATCATCTTCTAACCCTGTTGTTCTTATAAATACAGACGACTCTCTATTATAGTTATTAATATTGTACTCATCTCCTACAGATTGTACTCCTGGGATAAGGTATTGTTTACGATCTATTTTACGTTGCTTAACTTGTATACCATTATCAATGTTTGCAAAATTATCATAACTAGCTATAGAATTAAATGAGTATGCATAGTTCTTTCTTGTAATACCATTTACATAAATAGTTAGGTATGATTGGTATGCAGCAAACATTGCAGATGCATTGAATGCATTTGTATAGTTAGCTATATCCTCAGAACTTTTCAAAGCATCTCTCTGAGCTTCTTCTGATAGAAGTTTATATTTTGCATTATTTCTAACCTCAGTAAAGTGAGCAATTCCATTACCAAATATCACATTCTCTAACTTAAGAACGTTACCTAAGAAAGGTTGTCCAAAAGATGTCTCAGGAGAATTAAATATTTGTCTATATCCAATATCTGTTATGTTTCTTATTGCTTCTAATGGAGTTTCAGCTCTACAATTTAATTTAGAGATTCTTCCTTTATCAGGTAGCATCACACCTGGATCTTGTTCAACTCTTTCAAGTTTATAGTATCGAGAAGTACATGAATCAAATGTTCCACCACAAGTGTCACCCATTTGTCCATCTAATTCCAATTTTCTATAAACTGTATCACATGATCCCCAACCACCAATTCCTGCACCATTTAAATATTCTGACACTGCTTTGATAGCTGTATTGTCTGTAGTGAAAGGTGTGGAATATTGTATATCATATCCTGTTGTACCAGCACAACCTGTAGCAAGCCACATGTCATAATTACCAGGACCTATTTCAGCAGCACCAGTTAAATGTGTAGGTTTTGTTGTTGAACAAACCTCATAGATTTGACCAGTTACCATTGATGCTCTTTTTGGTTTATTTCTATTACAGTCTGTATATTGGAATTCACCATTATCAGTACAGATAATTAACCATGGTTCGCATATTTGAGAATATGCATTGTTTATTTGATTTATAAAAGGATCTCCACTAAGATCATTGTATGGGTAATTAGGAAAGAAATATGTTTGATCATCTCTTTCATATTTATTTACGTTTCTAAGAATACCCTTACCAATAATAGATTTGTTTGTAGTTCTATCTCCTCTTACAATCTTAAATCCTACAATGTCAGCTTTTTGCTCATTTGTAAGATTTGATAAATTTATTGAACTAAACAATTGTGATACATCAATTCTTACACCAATTGGAAATACAGCACAGTTTTGCATTTGGGTAGAACTTCCACCTAATGAATTTACTGCATCTTCAAATATGGGACTTACAAGAACATCAGGAAATTTGTGATGTCTAATATTTTGACCAGCAAGTTCTCCCCATACATCCACGTTACATGGATATTGTTCTAAGGATTCCCAATAAGCAAATTCTCCAAACTGATATGCTGTAGCATTGTTGATCTCAGGATTATTTGAAAATCCTAAAGCTCTACCTGTATTGTAAACTTTCCACCATGGACTATATCCAACACCATATACATCATAATATTCTGGCTCTCCAACAAAATCAGGATTTGTATCAGGAACATCTGGAAACGATAAATCATAAGCAGATATCTTTCTTCCAGGAATATGGAAACCATCTGTTTGTTTTCCATTCTTCAATAAGAACACAATCTCAAATGCATATATTTCATCACGTAGATACCCACGTAAATTTAAAGCATTTAATTCATCAGCATAATTTTCATTAGCAGGAATTTTATATGTCTCCCACTGAAGTTCAATATTATTTGCAATCTGCTGATAATTAATTCTATCAATTGTAGTCAATTGATCCCATACAAGAATGTCTTGCACAACTGTAAGATCTTGTGCAATATCATAATAAGGATACTTCTGAAATATATCAGCTATTGTTAATTTTATATCTGTAGTATTCTGACCTGTGTATGTAACATCTTTTGTAGATGATTCAATAAAATAAATACCTATCAGTTCTACTGATGGGATATTATTAATGGTTTTTATTACAGCAATGTTAAAGTATTGGAACTGCCCTGTTAAATCAAGATTGCTAACATTCATTCTAATAGACTTCCCTACTTCATAATTAAAATTAGGAGTAGTGATATAAATGTCTGCAATTGGTAAAGGATTTGTAACTGAATAATATGATGTATAAGCATTTCCTGCTGCATCACAATATTGTACAGCAAACTGGTATGTACCTGATATAAGACTACCTCCTGATACAACATTAGTTATTTCTATTTCAGGAATACTAAAGTTAGGTTGAACTTTTATCTGATTACAATCTAATACATCTGTATAAACTGGATCACAAATAATTGATCCAGATTTTATTTCATATGGAATATCATCAATGTTTAAATATCTTCTATCATTGAATCCATCTGTCCAATAAATTTCAGTGGCACAATTTGTAATCTTGTGTACAACTTTATGAATAGGATAATCAATTTTAAAATTTAAACACTTTCCAGAAACTAATGTTTTATACTGACAATCATTGTTGTCCATATATCCAATTTCTGAATCACCTGTTCCAGGATTTGTAATAAAGAATATATGTTTATTTTTTTCTTGGATAAAGTGCGTTCCAATCAATACAAACTCTGTAGGAAAATTAATACAAAGTTCATTCCCTGGTTCATTTTGATAGTTTACAGAATTCGCATCAAAGTTTTCAACAGCAGCATTTAATGCATATGTTAATTTACCTTTAGGAATCTGATTAAGAGATTGATCTAAATTTAAACCTGTAGTAGCAACATTATACTCTTGTCTAATTCCTCCTTGTTCTGATGGATCTTGTGTATTATCTGCCATAATTATTAATTATTACGTCTCCAACCATATCTATTAGTACGATTTGGTAACTCGTACATATTAAATCTATTAAGATCTTTTTTAATTCTTCTTTGTTTCTCCCAAGGAGTTTGTTTCTTAATTTCAATATCAGCCATGATGAATGCTTCGTCTGATAATTGTTTATAGTAGACAAGTTTTTGTTGCAACTGATTGAACGTTTCATCGTTGGTTTGATTTGTAAGCATCTCAAACACTTTGTATTTAATGAATGCTTCTACATATTCTCTGATACGATAGTTGTCAGGAATCAATTGATTTCCAATCTCATCATATTCTGTAGAATAGAATATTAAATGCACCACCCCATTTCTGAAGTTGGTAACAAATTTATTATCTCTAACATCAAATGAGTCATAACTAGCAGCACCAGGAGTTGATTCGTGTATAGGTAAGGGTTGTTGGTAAAACTCCCAACTATCAGAATATCCTACATCACATCTACTCTTAGCAGAAATGTTTCCTGGCTTAAGCAAATAAGATTGTTTGTATGATCTTGTCATTTGTGTATTTGTTTTATACACAGCTTGAATCAATTCTGGCATACACAATCCATCACATTCAGGATTTGTACATCCTACATTAGTACAAGGAGTTCCTCCATAAGTTACAGGAGCCACTTGAATAGTGGTAGCAGAAGCTGCTTGTGAATAAAATGAATTAGCTGATTGATATGGATATTGTGGTATCTCAGTACACATCCATGCTTCTCTAACAGCATAAAAGTTATCAGGAAGCCTAGCTTCAAAATCTTCTACGAACAATACTTGTTCAGATATAACATACGTAGTACGTCCAAGCTTCTTAAGACATTTGTCTAAGTAGGTTGGAAACAAAAGATCATCCACAGCTCCTGTATCAAAGTAAGATTTCAATTCTTCTTTTACAGTAGAATAAACTGGCTCTGGGGTAACAAAATTATATTTATAGTAGTAACTCATTTTATTTATTATTTATAGTCCATTGACAATACACATGTTGATATTTATCATCAGCATTTATATAGTGAGTAATTAACCTAGATGTAGTTCTAGATGCTTTGAAATACCAAAGATCAGAATGTTTGAATCTTGCACTTCTTTTGAACCAGTGCCAACCAAAAAAGAATCCTTCTGTGTGATAGTTGAAGTTATAAATAACTTTTCCTTTTTCTTTAGTTTTCTGCCAATCAATAGGAAGATTAATAAACTCCTTACCATCAGCTCCTTTCATCTTTCTTCTTTTCTTCTTGTTTATTGAGAACTCTCCAAAACCAAAAGGAAGTTTAATCTTCTCTCCTGTTTCTAAAATGTAATCTCTAAATGCCTCGTTAAATGCGTAAATTATGTTTCTCCATTCATCAAACGTAAGTTTTATATCTATATGCTTTTTACAAAATTCATTATAGTTTTCCTTACTCGCACTTCTCCAATCTACTTTAACTCTTGGCATATATTAGTTTGTTGGTTTTGAATTTGGAGCTTGTCCATCTACACCATCTTGACTTACGTCTGTTTTAATACTAAAGTAAGTAGCTAAAAGTTTTTGTGATGTAAGTTGTAACACTTGTTGTTCTAAATACCCTGGGCAAGCAAACTCTTTATCTAATGGGTTGATGCAATATTCTTCTTCTGTATATTCTTTTCCACATCCACATTCTGGATAGAGGATGTCGTTGTCTACATCTTCTTCAAAGAATGCTACAAATCTAATTGCTTGCAATGCTGGATTAGTTACATAAAGATACCCATTGGATATCCAGAAGTAAGCTTCGTTTTTAATCATTGGAAGTTTTAAAAGATTTATGTATCTATTGACAGAAATCTCTTTTAGTTTAGTTCCTTTTCCACTCATTGCATTAATGGAATAAACTCCTTGTATTACATATTGGTAATTACCTTCTGATACACGTGGAAGTTTATATTTACTTCTAGCAATAGTACATTCATCTACAAAGTCACAGCATTCAGAGATTGGTACTTGACACATCTCTAAACAAGGAATAGTTGTAAACAAAGTATCTGTAGCCCAAAGTTTTCTAAGATTTGTTTCTCTCTTGATGAGCAATAAAGAATTGTTTCTGATTTCAGAAGCAATAGCTCTATCAGTGATTAAGCTGTCTGTAGAAAGCAGCTTGTGTGATGATCTTACGTCTGAAACTAATTTTCTTAATGTTGACATAATTAAATTCTTTCTTCAAATTCAGCAATCTTTCCTTTATGTTTATCATAAACTAAAACAAGTGCTGCTCGTACACTATGTACATAATTGTTATCTAAGTGCCATCTATCTGTTCCAGACAGACTAGGCATTTGTTGTATTCTTACACCTTTGACTTCTTTAGCCATATAGTGATGTTTATCTCCTGTGTGCACCTCTCTGTATTTAGCATCACCAAATGCTTTACTATGCTCAGGATGTGTTGCAAACAATAGTGGGAGATCCTCCACTTTACAGTTACCATGATGCCATCCAATGAATGTATCTCCTAACGTCTTACCTTTTACAACACTATGTTCTCTATCAAACTTAACATCAAATTCACGTTTGAAATATACTTCTAATGCATGTGCTAAATAGAAAGATTTAGTTCTATCATGATTTCCTTGAACAAGTATAACATCAACACTACTTGAATAGAATCTCAGCATGTTTATCGTATCTACAAGTATCGAGAATCCTAACTCGTATTCAGAACTATAATCTAATATAGTGTCTTGTGGAGTTCCTTGTGTAGTTTGGTTATGGTAATTATCTGTATGGAAAAAGTCATTCGAAATAGGAAACACCACAGTGTTTATGTTATATACAGATGCAACTTTCTTAATCAAAGATTGAGCCACATTAAAGTATCTGTATGCTCTTTCAACAGGGTTATTATCTTCATCAACATGCTTCTTAGCTAAGTGGTAATCAGAGATTGATATCTCAATGTCCACATAATCTTTCTCTTTGCTGTGATCAACAGGATCAATTGCAATGTTGTTTGGTTTGTAGTTTTCTAAAAACTTGGCAAAGTCTTCAGGGTTGTAATCTTTTGGTCCTCTTCGTTTAGAAAAAACTGAAGATGTAAATTTGCCATTTGGTAAAAGTTTAGACCAGTAGTTTGTAATTATATATTTCTCAAGATCTATCTTGTGTAATGCTGCAAGTTCAATATCATCTTTGGGTTCATAGTCACATATGATTGTGCTTTCTAACACTCCCTTTTCAAGATCAACTTTGATTGTTTTGTTTGATGATGGTTCAACTCTTTTGTCCTCATTTAACTGTTTAAGAAGTCGATCCACTTCAAATACAGAAATTCCTAAGGACTTTGCATAATAACTTTTGCTTTTTTTCCAGCGAAGCATATCCTTCAACTGGTTTAGTAATTGTTGATTATCAAGCATATGCGTTCATATTGGTTAAAACAAGGTAAAGATATATAATTGTTTTCATAGTTTACAACTATTTTTAGTTATGGAATTAATTCTTTATAACTAAAATAGTTATAATAAACAAAAACTCCCCAAGGAAATCCTTGAGGAGAAGTCTTGTAAAACCAACAAAACAAGACTTTTTGTATATTATGGACAATTTACAGCTATGTCTTTAGCTTTTAAATTTCCTAATGTGTCTTTAATTACCATCCAATAAGTTCCTGGTGTAGATCCTATTCCTATTGCAAAAGATGTTCCAGGAATCCAAGATGTATTAGCTAATGCAGCTGCTTCACTTAAAAAGAAACCATTCCCTGATTCATAAGACCCTGACCCTCCAGTGTATGTAGTCATACTAAGTGTTGCATTTATTCCAGCACAACTACTTGTTAATACAAAGTCAAGTGGTGGAAGCACTGGTATATCAACAGAGTTTATACAATAAGTACTAGTTGATAGTATTCTTACAGTTGTTGTAAAATCTGGAATCAATGAAGTTGAATATCCTGCAAGCAAAGCTGCTTTACTCACTCCTATTTCAAAAGGTGTTATGTATCCATCTAAATCTGAATATAGATTAAATGGACCTGTATCTGCACCTGCTGTAGTTAATGTTATAAGTGCTGTCATAAAAGTAAAGTTGTTGTTGTCGTTGTTGTTGGACAAGGACACTCAGTTGTGGTTGTTGTAGTAGAAGTACTGGTTGATGTCGTAGTTGTAGTACAACAAATACCTAAAGTATCTATTATACTACAAAGACGTTCATCTATTTTTGTAAGAGCTTCAGTGAGATCTTCTGACGTTTGAATATTTGTACATAGTAAATCTAGTCCAAGATATGTTACTAAATCAGATTTAGTAATCTGTGTTGAACAAGAATCAGTGTTTATACAATTAAGAATACTCATAATTTTAGCTTTAATATTAACAAGTGAATTCACCAGCAATTTCTCCATTATTAAGAATAGCATAAGAAATATTATTTACAGATTCTTGATACCATCTTGCAGCTCCTGCAAAAGGAATAGTTAATGCTAAGTCTGTATATAAAGTAGATCCTAGGTTAAGAGTAGTATCATCTGAATATAATGTTACTGGGAAAGTTATTTTTGCACATGCTAACGTTCCTGAAATTGCAGCATCAGAGAAAAAATATTTAAAACTTCCAGGAGCAACTGTTGTTGTTGTAGAAGTTGTAGAAGTTGTAGAACCACATGGTCCAAGATCTGTTTTTATATATGCATTATCTAAAAGCAATGTTTGAGGAATAATACATCCTGTAGGAACAGTATCGCCACTAGGAGCAACTGCACCAACTCTATTTCCAGAACAATCAATTGCATCCCAAGATCCTACAGGAGATAATCCTTGTATATCAAATGCCTCACAACTAACTCCTTGACAAGGTGTTTGAGAAACAACCTCTAAGCTAGCACCAAGTAATAATGAACCTTCTGTAATACATCCAGTTTCCATTGTTCCAGGAAAAGGAATAGTACCTCCTACTGCAATGTTTGAATTACAAGCAAATGCCTCCCATTCATTACCTCTTCCACCAGTACCTGTACTTTGTAATAAATAAGATACACATGCTAATGTAGTTGTAGTTGTTGTAGTAGGACACACTTCATCAATACAAGCTCCTCCAGTTGTTACTATTACTAACTCACTATCTGATGCACCACAGCATCCACAAAATTGTAACACCTCACTTGCAGAAATTGTAGTTTCAACAAACTCTCCAAGACAGTCATTATATGAAATGGTATGATCTGTTACAGTGCCATCTGTATTGGTAAATGTAACACAGTTACAAGCTATTGTTGTAGTGGTAGTAGTTGTAGGTTGACAAATTGCATCATTTGTACAAGCAACAGTTCCTCCAGATATAGAAATACCTGCACCACCACCACAGCTACTTGCAATAGAATCTTCATCAGCACAAATGTTTATTACATTATTTGTAACTTGTTCTGACTGAGGATCACCATTAGCATCAGTCCAATAAACAGTACATTTACCTGTAACTGTTACTTCATAACAGAATGGGTTTACTGGAACAGAAGTTGTAGTAGTAGTTGTAATATTTGAACAACAATCTTGTGTATCTATAACATTAATTGAACCAATTTCTATAATTGGATAGTTATTGTCAACACAAGCAAATTGTACAGTGCTAGATGCAGTATCTGTAATTGGTTCTAATGTATTACATTGTACGTATGTAATTGTACCAGGATTAAATCTTGGTCCAACATATCCATACGTAGTACAAGGGCATATTGTAGTTGTAGAAGTGGTAGTTGTACAACACACGTCTAGTGTATCAAGTATACCACAAACTACATTATCAATTTTTTGAAGTGCAGTGGTAAGAGTGTCACAAGGTTCAATTCCTGTACAAGCTAATACAGGACCTGCATATCTTATATTATCTGATCCAACATTTGTTGTTGATTCATTAGAACTACACCCACATGGGTTTTGAGGTAAAAATGGCCACATAAGATTAAGGTAAGTAGATTATAAAATTACAACCATGTGAAGGTTGAACGTTGCTATGAGGAAGGTTTTGTCCTATTGGTGCATTAGTAATAGAAGTGGTTACTGTTATATTAGCAGATGACTCATCTGTAGTATACTTTGCGTCAAAAGCAAAGTCACTAGCATAATTCAATCCATAAGGTCCACCAAACTTAACTACCCCTCCTGACAAACCATGTGAATGTGGTGTTTGTGTCATTGTTGTAAGTACAGTGTTAGGGTGGGTGTGTATAGGTAATTGTGATTCAAGAAGACTAATTTGATTTAATCCTGATGTAGGATTACCTGGAGAGTATGGAGGATTGAATGGTGAAGAGAAAGGATCTACAATAGAACTCATTGGTGTTGGACCAAGTATTGTACCTGCAGTGAATCCTACAAGAGTACGACCTCTTAAATCAGGAACTCCAGGATTTCCACCATTACATAAATAGATTTTAATCCAATCACCTGTACCAGCACCTGTAGCGTCAAAACTAGCAATAGATCCATAATATGGGTAGATTACTCCTGGAATCATTTTATTGCTAACTAAACCTGTGCTTGGAAGGCTATTAAGATATGTTTCAATATATGTGTCAATGTTGGAACTATTTATATAATTTAATTCAACCTCTGCAATGAACGCTGCAAGATCAACATCTATTTCACAAATCTTATCAATTGCAGCTTGAAGAACATTGTGTGTGTCTGAAGAATTAGTAACTCCAAATAAACAGTTTACATCATAATCTGAATTCAAAGTTGCAAGGTCTGCTACAATATCATCAATCTGTTCTTGTAACACGCATGTAGCTCGTATGATTGCTGTCAGCACATCATTCAATGTAAACCCTGTACACACTGTACAAGAAGGAAGGAATTGTGCAACAGTGTCACATATAAAAGTTTCATTTATTATAGGTCTAATTCCTGTTCCATCTAACATAGGAACAAGAAAATTCACAATAGCATTCTCTACAGTAAGTAAAGTGTCACCATGTTGAATA